ATCGCCCGCGGCGCCGCCAGTGCGGGCGAGAAGGCGGCCTTCCAGTGGAAAAGCGTGGCGTTCGGCTCGCTGGGCGACGCCGTTCGCGGCGCGGGCACGCAGGCGGCGCTCGGCCTTGCCTCGATGGCGGCGCAGCAGGGTTTCGACGCCCACGCCCACTCCGGCGACATTGCCGAGCAGCTCGCCCTGCCGATGGCCCTGGGCGGTGCGGTGATGGGCATACATGGCGCGATGAGCCGGCTGGGCGGCAACCTCAACGCCGTGCGCGAGATGCTGCTGAACCGCGATTCGGGCTTCACCGACGCCACCGGACCGGGACCGAGGCCCGGCGACCTGCCGCCCGGCCTCGACCCCGGCACGATCGAGCGGACGTGGCGCAACTTCGCCCAGGACCTGCACTGGGCCCACATCAGGGACGAGGCGGCCGGTCCGGCCATACCCGACCCGGCCTACGACCTGCTGAAGCCGGGCGCGCTGGCGACCAACTATTCGGTGCTGACCGCGGCCGAGCACGCCCACGGCCTGGCGCTCGATCGCATGGAGGAGGTGCTGCAGCGCAAGGACTTCGTGCCCGAGAGCACGATCCCGGCGACGCGGGCCAAGGCGCTGTCGATCGCCCAGGGCGAGATCGCCGCGGAGTTCCCTGGCATGACCGGCATCGTCGATCCAGCCGAGGCGATGAAGCAGGCCGCTCCGAGCGGTAGCGTCGGCGCGGCGATGGCCGACCCGTCGAAATGGACACGCGAGGCCCAGCTCGCCGGCAACAGGCTGGTCAAGGTGCGTGGCCTGCCCGACCTGCCCAACCCGGTGTTCCGGGCGGCGGCGTCGAACCTGCTGGCCTTCCAGCATGTGGTCGAGGACCTGGTCGACAGCGGCGGCCTGCTGCGGGTCAAGAACCTTGCCGGCATGGCCAGCCTGCCGAGCGTCGAGGGGGCGATCCGTCAGGTCTGGAACCGGCCGATGGTGCAGGCGCTCCGCACCACGCTCGACGAGTGGCGCAAGTTCAGGGAGGGCGGCGGCTACGAGCCCAAGGGCGACTACGGCAGCTTCTTCGCCGCCCAGAAGCTCAGGGCCCGCGACAAGTTCGGCGACACGGGGCAGCTCAGCTACGAAGCTTTTCGCCGGCGCGTCGGCGATGCGCTTCGCAACGGCGATCGCGACACCGTGCAGGACGCGGCAAGCAAGAACGTCGAGGCCGCGGCGATGGCGCACCGCGAGATCTACCGGGCCACCAAGGAGCAGGGCCTCGAGGTCGGCCTGTTCAGGCAGGCGCACGAGCGTGCGCTGGAGCAGGGCCGCAAGGAGCTCGACGCGATCGAGAAGAAACTCGGCGATTCCACGCTGAGCGCGAGCGAAAAGAAAGCTCTGGAGGACCAGCGCGAGCGAGCCGAGGCGGTGTTCGAGCTCGACAAGAAGCGCCTCGACAAGTTCCTCGCCAACGGCATCGACAGCTCGGAGACCGCGCCCTCGTACCTGCCGCGCTATTGGCTCGCCCAGACGCTGAAGGACAACGAGGCAGAGGCCAAGTCGATCTTCCAGAACCATCTCTACAGCAAGGGCGTCGGCTGGGAGGAGGCTGGCAAGGGCGCCAACGAGATCTTCGAGATCGTGTCGCGCCAGAAGCCGCTCTATGAGCGCGGGGACATCGACGCGGTGTTCAAGAGCGTGGCCGACCCGATGAGCGCGCATGCCCGCAGCTTCCAGATTCCCGACTACAAGGTGGCGAAGTTCCTCGAGAACGACGCCGAGATGATCCTGCGCCATCACGTCAAGGACATGGGCGCCAAGATCGAGATGATGCGCCGCTTCGGCAGCACCGACCTGGTCGAGGAAGCCGGCGAGATCAGCCGCGAGACCGTCAATCTCATTCAGGAGGCGCACACGCGCCTCGGCGAAGGGCCGGAGTTCGAAGCCGAGAAAGCCACGCTGATGAAGCAGCGCGACAGCGCGCTCGAGGACATGCAGGCGTTGCGCGACCGGCTCTACGGCACCTACGGCGCCGCGGCCGATCCGCACCGGCTGCAGAGCCGGCTAATCCGCATGGCCAAGCAGTTCACCAACCTGACGACGCTCGGGATGTCGGGCATCACCGCGCTAGGCGACCTCGCCCGGCCGGCGATGACCGAAGGCCTGCAGGCGATGAACCACTACGGCTTCCAGACGCTGATGAGCGATGCCCGGGCGACCATCCTCAACCTCAGCCGCCGCGAGCTCGAGCTCGGCGGCGATGCGATGGAGCTGGAGCTCAACCTGCGCTCGGCTTCGCTCAGCGACTCCGGCGAGATGTTCATGGAACGCTCTGGCTTCGAGCGCTTCCTGAACAAGACCAACGAGCTCTTTTTTGTCGCCAACGGGCTGAACTTCGCCAACCAGATCGACAAGCACTGGGGCGGCCTCATCCTGATGGCGAACATGAACGAGCGCCTGATGGGCCACCACCTGGGCGACGTGCCGATGGACCCGACGCTGGCGGCTCGCTATGCGGCGACCGGCATCGACCAGGCGATGGGCAAGCGCATCGCCGGCGAGCTCGAGCAGCACGGCATCCGTTTCAAGAACCTGACACTGGCCAACACCGAGGCGTGGACCGACCGGCTGGCGGCCGACACCTACTCGAAATCCATCGTGGCTCAGGTCAACCGCGTGGTGCCGACGCCCGGTGCCGGCGATCGCCCGCTGTTCATGTCGAGCGAGCTTGGCTCGCTGCTGACGCAGTACAAGGCCTTCGGCATGGGGGCGACGACACGCATCCTCTATGCCGGGCTGCAGGAGGAAGGCGCGAAGTTCTGGCTCGGCGCCTCGGTCATGGTGGGCGGCGCACTGCTGCTGAACGAGATGCGCTCGCGGCTGTTCTCCAACCAGTCGACGGCCGACCGGCCGATGACGGCGATGGTGGCCGACGCGATCGACCGTTCCTCGGTCATGGGCATCTTCTCCGACGCCAACCGGGCGGTCGAGATGCTGTCGGGCCATCGCCTGGGCGTACGGCCGATGCTGGGCGGCGAATCGGCGCACGGCGAAGGCTGGGGCCGGCAGGTTGGCTCGGTTGCCGGACCCTTCGCCGGCCAGGTCGCTAACGCGGCGAGCGTGGTCGACGACACGTTCTTCAATCATCCGGTGGCGGCGACCTTCCGCAACGCCCGCCAGCTCGTGCCGGGCCAGAACCTTCCGTACATTGATCCCATTGCCGATCGCGCCGTCAGCATCGCCCGCCACATGATGCTGAGGCCGCCGGGGCAGGAGGACTAGATGCCAGAGATCCTGTCGACCTCGATCGGCGAGGGCACCGGCTGGCGCCAGACCACCGTGTCGGGCTCGATGACGAACTTTGCCATCGACTTCCCGTTCTTCGGCCTCGACGACGTGCATGTGTTCTACCAGCTGCCCGGCGCCAACGTGCAGCAGCTGTTCCGCGGCACCGACTTCGACATCACCGGCACGCTCGGACCCGATGGCATCTATGCCAGCGGCACCGTGGTGATGCGTAACGCGCTCACCAGCGGGACGGTGACGCTGGCGCGCCACACGGCGATCCAGAACGACGCGACCTTTCCGCTCACCGGCTACTTCGACCGGCTGGCGCTCAACGCCGAGCTCGATAGGCTGACCCTGATCCTGCAGGACTACCGGCGCTACGCGATGGGCAGCCTGCGGGTCGGCGAGACCGAGCAATGGGACAATCCCAACCTGATCCTGCCGCCGATGAGCGGCAGCCCCAACTCGGCGCTGATGTTCGACAGCCTGGGCGCGCCGTTCTTCGGCCAGGTCACGCCCTCGGGCACGCTGGCGAGCTCGGCCTTCGGCCGGCAGGTGCTGCAGGCCGCGTCGGCCTCGGCGCTGATGACGCTGATGGGCTTCTCGGCCTACTTCCAGACGCTGGTGGGCGCACCCGACGCGGCAACGCTCAGGAGCCTCATCAATGCCGGGGCGGCCGCGCCCGACCCCTACAGCTTCGTGCCGATCGGCACGATCGTGCTGTGGACCTCGGCGGGCACGACGCCGCCGGTCGGCACCATGTTCTGCAACGGTGCGGCCATCTCGAGGACGACCTACTCGGCGCTGTTCGCCCTGATCGGCGTGACCTTCGGCAGCGGCGATGGCTCGACGACGTTCAACATCCCAGACCTGCGAGGCCGGGTGCCGGCCGGTCGCGACGACATGGGTGGCTCGGCGGCCGGGCGCATGAACGCGACGGGCGGCGTCACTGGCACCGCGGTGGGAGCCACGGGCGGCGCCCAGGCCAAGGTGCTGGCCACGGGCGAGCTGCCGCCGCACAGCCATGCGGTGCCGGCCAACCTGCAGAGCGGTGGATCGCTGGCTGGCGGCACCGGCGCCTACATCAGCCTCGCGCTCGCCAACGACGGCACTTCGGGGCTGACGGGAAGCGGCAACGGCTTCCCCATCCTGCCGCCGCTGCAGATCGTCAACTACCTGATGAAGGTGATCTGAGATGCCTACCATCGTCACCGAAACAACGGTCGGCGAAGGCACCGGCTGGAAGCAGACGGCGGTGGGCACGACGCCCGCCACCGTGTTCGCGATCGACTTCCCCTTCTTCGGTCTCGACGACATCGTGGTGGAGAAGCGCGTCGGCACGGCGGGCGGCGTCATCCTGCTGCGCGGGGTCGACTACAACATCACCGGCACGCCGGACAGCCAGGGCGTCTATCCGACCGGCACGGTGACGCTGTTC